CTGTAAGACATTACTGTGTGTTCTCTGTAAGGTTTATTACTAATGATTATTACTCTATAGAGCCCTACAGGGTGTCTATAATGGTCTATATAGAGACTATCGTTCATCCCAAAACTCATCATAGTCCCCATCATTAGACTCATCATAAAAGTCTGAATCATCACCATCAAGCAAGTTCTCAGCCATGTCTAAGTCAATCTCAGACATTAAATCAGGTCTTACTTGAACAGGGATATTACCGATATCACTTAGGCATTTCTTGCAAGTGTCTAGAAACTGCTTAGATACTGCATGACGGATAGTCATTTCATAGTCGCTTAAATCAGCGTTGCATACTGTGCATTTCATATAGTCAATACCTTCCTATACCTTAGTTAATTTAAACTCAATACAGAGCGTTTTAGAGCTTCCTAGCGATACTTTAGAAGTCTGCATATCCTGCCTTTTTGATAGCTAGGTTATAAAGACTCACTTTTGGCGGTTGAATCGTCTTAATTTCGACAAGGTAATCACCGCTAGTTAAATGCTTCACTGCTTCCTCATGACTCATAAAGATTCTGACTAAATCACCATCAGAATCCCTTAGTTCGTATTTCTTAATCATTCTTTTACCTCTTCAATAATATAAGTTAAGTTTCTATGTAAATAATCATTATTGCTATAAGAATTTAAAATATTTTCTAATCTAGACATGATTTCCCATGTTGGTATCTTTTTAGAATCTTCAGCATGGATAAAGACAGCATAAGTTAATTTATATTTCTTCATAATTAGCTTTCCTCAATTGGATAATTGCTTCATTCATAGCTTCAGCGTCTAAGCCTTGGATATTACTCCATAATAATTGATTGTATTTCAAATAGTTAGGAGTTTCAACATCATAATGACATAACTCATACAGCTCATATTGTAGTTTTCTTAGGTCTTGAGTCATAGCATATCTTTCGTTAGTTTCAATTCTTTAGCATAGAGCATAAATAGGTTGTTTCGTTTCATCAATAGCTGTCTAAATCTGTCAGGGTTCTTCACTTTAGACAAATCAGCACGATAGCGTGAACCATTCGCACCGCCCCTAGATTTAGTCTTAATCTCCACATCTTCTTTTAGTTTGTAAATGGCACATGGTCTATATTCGTTATTCCTGGTTAGTTCTTTGACCTTACCTACGGTGTCGATAAAACCTCTACGCTTGAGGGTGTTGATTACGACATGAACAGGCTTATTGCTGTCTAGTTTTAATCTAACCATGAGTTGATTAACTGTCATTCGTTCCTTTTTGAGAATCTCTACAATCTCTTGGGTAATAGTTTTCATTTAAAACCTTTCATAAATCGTAATACCAATCTATTAACAATAGACCAATGTAAGCACCGACAACATAGCATAGTAATAAAATACTGAACTCTAAAAAACTACTCATTTCTTAGCCTCACTTGGTGGTTTGTAGCCCATAGCCTTAAAACGAGCCATCAGGTCATTATATTTATTATATGTCCAATGCTTATCGTTAATTGGTGGGTTGTTGTTGCTGTATTTGCTTTCTTTGATTCTAGTCATAATTAAGCCTTGTTGATATTAATAAACCAAGATGTCGGTAGCTCTTGAATTGCTCTAGCCTGATACTTATTAGCACCGACCGCATAGACCATAAAGTCATAAGAACCTAGTCTAAATTGTTTAGGGCTTGTGAAAGGAACAACCACTTTAAAGTCAGGTAATATTGTGCCGTTGTTAGTGACCACAGTAGCCATAAACCCTGTTGCACCTTGTTTTGTAGTGTATTTCTTCATTCTTTTACCTCTCTAGCTTCTTCGATTAGCCACTCGCCATAATCTACTTCTACCCAATCAGACCAATTGCCCGAGTTGTTAGAACTCTCAAAAGCGATTTCTTCCGCTTGTTCTGCTGATTCTGCCTGGACAGTCTTTTCAAAGTAGACTAATTGGCTTGTATATACTGTATAAGTTTTCATAGTTAAACCTCGTTAGAATTGTTGGAAGACAAAAGTATGTTTCTCAGTGATACCGCATACCATTGTTTTATCGTTTAAGAATTCCATAACATACTCATAAGCGTCGTCGTCTTCAAGTCGTGATTCGTCCATCATATAGCCGTAATCAGTGATAATTTCGTTGATAGTTGACTCTGAGAACTCGCAACGAATAGCGACAGGGTCATACTCAAGCTCACAATCGCATGAGTCTTCATATTGCTCAAAGTAGTCAAATAGAACCTCGATTGCTTCGATAGAGAATGATTCTTTTAAACCGTTAGCGAATGTTTCAAAGTTTACTGTTGTTTTCATTATTAATACTCCTATTAGTTTACTGTTGTTAATGCAACCGCCCAAAGATAGCCTAAGCTGATAGCTAAGACTGCTATAGCGATAATGTTAATTAGTAATTCTTTCATGATTCTTACTCCTCTATTAAAGTTTATATTCTAGGCGATAGCGACCACCCTTTTTAACTACTCTAAAGCCCTCTATTAAACCTTTAGAGTTGAATACTTGTTCACCCTCGAATCTAATGTTTGAACCACACCAAAACTTAATAGCTTGCTTTAATAACTGTTCTTCGTTTGGTGATGATGCTATTAATTTATATTCCATCTTATTACTCCTGGTTGTTGTTTACTGTGATTACAGTTTAGGCGGTGAAACTTACAGCAACCTGACAAAGACAAAGTATTTCTAACAATTATTTCTATTGATTTACAGTTCTTGATAGTTTCTAGCTATTGAACAAATCATCTCTAAAAACTCTTTTTTGCTCATGGTGGCTTTTGCCCTATTAACACACCAACAAATAAGGACTACATTGTCTTTAGTGTATCCGATTGCATTGTCTTTTCTTTCAATACTTACAAGGGTTAAGTCTTTTGTTTTGGTCGTCATTGTCCACCCTGTATAAAGACACTTTCCGTTCTGAGAGTTCCAAAGGTTTATTAAGTCGTCGTAAGTTATGCTGAATTCTTGTTGTCTATTCTTTGCACTGGCTTTAGCACCTTTCAACAATGTCTTTAATCTGCCTTTGTGTGTGTTTGTGTAATCAATGATTCTTTGTGGTGTTGTCATGGTCTTACCTTTCTTTCTTTGTTAGTTTCCGTAATCTTACACTATCTACATTGGTCTGTCAAGTGAATCTTAATACCTTAGCTATCTAGTCAAGTATGTCTTAATAGGTGCTACTTTGTCCCATACACTCGCCAATACTGACCTATAAAGACAATGATGACTGCATAGCTCACTAACAAAGACATGGGGGAGGGGTGTTGATGTTGTTAAGATGTTGTGGTAGCTACGAAGGCACACAAAAAAGCTAAAATGACCTATATTGCAATGCAGTATTAACAGTTAGTAAATAATTGATAATTAAGAATAATAATGAACAATGACAATATCATAACTAAAAGTAATAAAGGAATGAAGAAACTGCACACTTTAGGTTTTGCGGAGCACCTATAAAGACTATGAAGCCCCGCTGAGTCTATAATGGACACTTTAGGTCAATAAAGTATAACTTTGTCAGATTCAAGGTAACTTTCTTTGTCGATAGTTAAAAATAATGCTTGACAAGAATTACAACATCGAGTATAATAGTCTCTATAGAGCACAATAGCATTCTGTAGAAACTCTAAGACTAATTAACCCCTTGTAGAAAAGAAACTAAATCAAAGCTCTAACAAAGTGTAACAGAGTGCTAAAGAGTGATATCAAAGTGCACTTACAGAGGTCTATATAGATATATAGGGCTTTGAGAAAATAAACACTTTAAGGCTTATTGTCTTTTTATTTTTACAATGTCTTCCCCTATAGGGATAAAGGATACGATGTCTGACTCTGTCGAAACTAAGGTCCGTAAAGGACGACCTCCAAAAGCAGCCATTGCTGCCAAAAAGAAGGGTGGTCGGGGTGCGGTTGGTAGACCTCAAGGAGACAGTGGTCGTATCCAGGAATTAAAAGCTAGGTTACTTGCTACAACAGGTGACAAAGTTATTAATAAGATTGTAGAGATAGCCATGACGGATGGACATCCAGTTCAGGGTGCAGCATTGAAGATGTGTATTGACAGGGTATTACCTTTGTCTTACTTTGATAAAGATAAACAAGGTGGTACAACACCACAGATTAGTATCAACATCAGTGGCATTACTAGTCCTACAGTATCTGCTGAAGAAACTATCATTGAGACAGGTATCACTGATGTAGAGGTGAAAGAGTAATGGCAGAACTTAACTTCCAGTTACTCAAATGGCAACAAGAGGTCTTCAAAGACCAGACACGATTTAAAGTAATTGCTGCTGGTCGTCGTTGCGGTAAATCACGACTCTCTGCAGTAACCTTGTTGATTGAAGGTATTAACTGTCCTGAAGGTTCAAGTGTGATGTATGTCGCACCGACGCTAGGACAAGCTCGGACGATTATCTGGGATTTGTTGATGGAGTTAGGTAGACCAATTATCAAGTCTGCTCACATCAACAACCTTGAGATTACTTTGGTGAATGGTCGTAAGATATTAGTTCGTGGTGCAGATAACCCAGACTCATTGCGTGGTGTCTCATTGACCTACTTAGTCATGGACGAGGTAGCGTTTATTAAAGCAGAGATTTGGGAGAAAGTACTTCGTGCTGCTTTGTCTGATAAAAAAGGTAGAGCCATGTTCATCTCTACTCCGTCAGGAAGAAATCACTTCTATGACTGGTATCAGCTAGGACAAAGTGAAACTGATAAGGAATGGAAGTCTTGGCACTTCACCACGGCTGATAACGAAACGATTGACCCTAAAGAGATTGAAGCTGCTAAGAGAACACTATCAAGCTTTGCTTTCAATCAGGAATATATGTCTTCCTTCAACAATGCTGGTGCAGGGTTGTTCAAAGAAGAATGGATTAAGTTTGGTGAAGAACCTAAGCACGGTAGTTGGTACATCGCAGTTGACTTAGCTGGTTTTGAAGAAGTTGCTAAGAATGCTGGTAACAGTAAGAAGAGACTAGACCAGTCTGCTATTGCGGTGGTAAAAGTTACTGAAGATGGACAATGGTTTGTTAAAAAGATTGAAGCTGGTCGTTGGGATATTCAGACCACTGCAGTAAATATCTTAAAGAATATTAGAGAGTTTGAACCTTTAGCAGTTGGTATTGAAAGAGGTGCTCTGAAGAACGCTGTGTTACCGTACTTAAGTGATTTGATGCGGAAGAATAATTGCTACGCACACATTGCTGATTTAACTCACGGTAATAAGAAGAAAGTAGATAGAGTTGTCTGGGCTTTACAGGGACGCTTTGAGCACGGTCGTATCGTCCTAGACGCTGAAGAAGATTTTGATGAGTTTGTAGACCAACTGTTGATGTTTCCAACTGCTGGTGTACACGATGACTTACCTGATGCTTTGTCGTACATTGACCAGTTAGCTGTTACTAGCTACTTTGATGGTGATTATGACCAAGACGATTGGGAAGTTTTAGATGTAATTGCTGGCTATTGACATAAGGATAAA